GAAGGAGTTATCTGAGGAAAGTCTATTTTTTATTGTTCAGGGAAAGCCCGGTTTAAAGCCCGGTTTACCAGGAAAGCCTACAAACCCAAATCCAACAGATGGTGATATAGGGACTGATTTTTCTGACTACACCTTATCGTGGGATACGGGCGGCAGTACCGATACATATGATGTGTATATCGGTTCTTCTGTTGGTGGATTGGTGAAAATTTCATCTGCACAGATTGGTACATCGTTGTTAATACCAGAGGAGTACCGTTTTGCAAAAACAGTAGGGACGTGGTATTGGAGAGTCGATGCTACGAATTTTGCTGGGACTGCGGCAGGTGATGTATGGAGCTTTTCTCCTTACTGGTTGCCTGAAATTGTAGATCAATCACAGGATCAAATTAAAGGAAAAGGAGCTCAGGTTGATCTGTTTGTAGATGTTGTGGCACAGCCTATGCCTTCAGAATGGGCAGTTCCAGTATCCCCTGTGGTTGATGATAATTGGTCAGATCCATCGTTAGCATTTGATTGGGATGCTGATACCTACGCGTATAGGGATGTGGCCCCTGGTGGAGGCGGTGCTGGTTGGGATTCAGTTTGGTTGACATTTGAGTTACGATCAGCAATATCAATTAATGGATTTCGTTTTAACGTAAGAAACGGTGGGTTGGGCGATATTTCTGGTTGTGAGGTGCAGCTGTTTTTTGATGGAGAATGGCAAAGCGTTTATGGGTTGTATCCTGAACTGGCATATCGTGGAACAGATTTTCCAGATCATGATTGGCAAACAGTGTTGGCAAGCTACTCAAAAGAAGTTTCTGCTGCTCGAATAAAGTTTGCAAACACATCAAACTTTTCATACAAAGAGGCCTCTGTGTATGGATTTCAGTTTCACTTAACAGCTGTTCCATACCAGTGGAAAAAGAATGGAACTTCCATAGGTGGTGCTGTATCTGACACATACTCGTTTTTTGCAGATACAACAGCAATTTATACGTGTGAAGTAACAAATGTTGTGGGGTCAGTGACTAGTGCTGATATTGTAATCACGGTGGCAGATGCACATGTTACATACAACATATTGAATATGCAGTTGGATATTGATAGATCGTAAGGAGTGGATAGTGGCTACTACATGGTATTTGGATCAGGCATTCCATCTGGATCAGGAAGATTCTCTACACATATCTGGTGAAGGGGAGATTCTAGGGGATGTTATATACACCCATGCTCCTCTTACCAACTATGAAATAGAGATGAAGTTGGAGATAGAGGGAGATGTACAGCACGCAGTTCTTCTTGATTTGCTGCCTTTAGTTCCTGAGAAGTTTCGTAGTTCAAGTATTCTACAAGCGTATTTACGCACAGCAGGAATCCATTTTGGATCGTTCCTTACAAGTGTTCGGGATATTGTTCTCCTCCTTGGGCCCAATACGGTGGCTTCAAACGTGTATCTTCGGCATTTAGGAGCATTGATTGGTGTGGAGTTTCCACCAGAAGACGAATCAACACCAGCAGAGATTCGTAAAACGTTAGCGGATGCTGTTGAGTGGTACAAGTTGAAAGGCACTTATCGATCAATTGATATCATTGCACTAATTCAAAGTTTTACAGTTAACATTTTTGATATGTACACCAATGACTACAGTACTTTTGTTCTAACTGATTGGTTTGTTGGAGATGAGGATGAGAACCCTCCAGGGTTGGATAGCTCCTACTACAAATCACCCCATTTTGGGGCTGAGATTGTATTGAATCAAACATACACTCTATCTGGTACTTCTCTTCAGTATCTTTGGAGGTCAAACTTCTTAGACAATTTTGCAGCCAAGGTTGAAAAGACAAGACCTGTTCACACTGTGCCCCATTATCTTTTGCTGTTGAATCCAAAGACGGATGAATTTGGACACCTCATTACTACAGTTGGTGGGCAGATTAAAACCAAAGTAACACCCAATTGGCAGTACAGTACTAAGTATTTTGATCTTGTTGGGAGCGGTAATTTTTGGTCGTTTGATACAGGAGACTTGACGTTTGATACTTCTGCTGAAGGGTTTCTTAACTCTATTACGAAGTGGGTTTTAGGGACAGGAAACTATCCTTCAAACTTAGGGGATACATCATTTACAATTGAAAATCCAGTTTTGGAAGGCGTAATAGCAGCTGAGGATATAACAGACGAAGGACCGTACTTTCAGTTTGAGTTTATCGTTCCGAAGGGTGCTGTTCAAGCGGGGCTATCAGAGTTAGGGTTGTACATCCCTGGAACACCTGACATGCTAGTGGTTGCCAGTACATTTCCAAAACTGGATAAGACTGCACTCGTAGAGTTGCGTGTTGTAGTACAGATTTACAAGTCAGATTTATCATAGGAGATAAGGTATGCCATCCGATGTGGGTTCACAAACAATTAGTCTTAAGTACCAAGCTCCGGGAGATTCTCAAGAGATTAATGAGAGGTTCCGTACTATCAGACCTACAGGAATATACAGTGGGGGTGCATTATCTGTTGTTGATGCCACACATGCGTCTATATCGCCTTTGATTTGTGAGATAGGGAACGGTTCCCACCAGGTGCGAGTAGAGACTACTGTAGCGGTTTCTGTTGTTGTTGGGACAGGTGTTCCTTACATTATCCTTCGATGGGGGTACACAGGGAATACATCGGATTACATGGAGATCTTAGCAGTTAGTAATGCAAGTATTCAATCTACGGATCTGATTGTTGGGAAGTGTTCCTTTGTTGGTGGTGCATTGAATGGGTTCGATTACGGGGACCCCACGTACCCACGATCTGTTCCCAACGTGCAAGAGTTGTGGTTAAAGGTGATTCCAACAGGGGCAGGTAATTTGAAAGCTCGGGTGCTTCCTGGGTGGTACCAGAATCATGCAGGTTCTACTTATGTTCCTTTTCAAGATACGGATTCTCTTGTTCCTCCTGTATCCGGCAACAAGATCTACCTAGTGTATGTGAATACGGAGACCGGGGCAATTGCAGTTGATTCATCCGGATCTCCAGGTGCATCTCCTTCTGCACCACCATACAATGGTAGATTGGTGCTAGCAGAAATTACTCTAGCAAGTACCGATACAGCTATTACAGCATCGAAGATTCGGGATGTTCGTTCATTCATTACCCATGGGCGACAGAGTGTGGATGAAACTACTATCACTACAGATGTATCGGGGAAGCTTAAGAGAACAGATCAATACTACATGCTTACACGAACATTTGGTGGTCAGTTGTCTAATAAGTCATCGTGGGCAGCCTTGACCAATCGAGGATCAGTGATTGGATCTAACGGTATTACAGTAGATGATGTTGGTGGACTGTTTACACTGCCTGCGGGTCGTTTATACAGCATCAGCTATAATGTTCTGTTTTGGCGAACTACCGGTTCCCCTGAGATGAAGGTACGGTTTCGTGTTGTGTCTGGCGATTTAAGTTGGTGGTTGTCTGATGATGAGTACAATTGTTCTGAAATGGAGGTTGAGTTAGAAAGTGATGCTAATGCTCATGCAACAGTGTCATTTTCTGGTCTTATTCTCCCTGCCACAAACACTGTTATTCGTCTTGAAGTGATCACAGCAGATTCATCTGGTGCGTATGGTGAAATTCGTGGATGCACACTTTCAATGTTTTCAAGATAGGGGAGTGGTAAATGAGTGCTACAAATCATGGATCGCAGCAAATCACCTGGCAATATTTTTCGGAGGCTACTAGTGCAAATTGGGGTCGACGAAATCTTGGTATCCTGCCTGTTGGCATATACTCAGGTGGTTATTTCACAAAGACATCCAATACTGAGATCTCTATGTCAGTTGTGGTGGCTGAGATCAGTGATGGGACCAATCAGGTAAGTGTACGAACTACAGAAGTAGCTATACTAAATTCTACAACTTTGGACTCTGGTGCTATCTCCTCTGCTACACCATATTTGGTTTTTCGTTGGGGGTATCAAAGCGTGGTGAATAACTATGTAGAAATACATGCACTAGCGTCAGTGTCCAATCGTCAACAAAATGATCTGATTCTAGGTAAATGTGTTTTTACCGGAGCTACACTGACAGGGTTTGATTACTCTGATCGAACATTTCCATCCATACAGGATCAAAACCTGCGGGTGGAGGCCACATCTGAAACAGAGTTGTATGTGCGTGTTCGCGGTGGCATAGTTAACACAGGTTCGGCAAAGGTTGTTATTGGGGATCAGAAGGTTGGGCCTTTTATTGTGCCAGGGGGTGGAAATTCACGAATTGATTTGGTGTATGTTACATCAGCTGGTGCTCTAGCCATTCAGCAGGGAACAGCCGCTGTTTCCCCGTCAGTGCCGGCATATGGAAATAAACTAGTGTTGGCTGAGGTTCGTGTGGTGAACGGGGATACGAATATCACATGGGATCGTATCACAGATGCTAGAGCATTTTTGGCATTTCCACAGGTTAGTAGTACACGGATGATCGAATCTACTGGTACAGACGATATAACATACTCAACAGCAGCATGGGCAACCATTCCTAACATGTCTGTCAATATCACTACCACAGGTGGTTTAGTGCACATTGTGGGTGGATTGAATATGCGATGGGGCAAAAAACAGTACAACGATTTTAGATTGCGAGTTGATGGGATTGTACAATTTACTCGTAGGTTGGAGATGGGGGATAGCCAGGGGTATATTGATTGGATTGTTGATTTTTATAAGCAGCTTTCATCTGGTGT